CTGCCAGCGCCGCTTCCGCCGCCGCGCCATAGCCTAACGCGGCCCCGACGCCGATGTCGAAAAGCTTCCCCACGGGGCCAGCACCAAAAAAACCAAAATGGGGGGCGTCGGGTTTTAGGGCCTCAATGTTATACCGCGCCTGCCCCCTCACTTCTTGTGGCAGCGCCTCAATGGCCTGCCGCACGTTGTCATGGAGGGGGAAATTTTCGGGGAAGGCAATGGCCGATATAGTATCCATCCAGTAGTGCCCATAGGCGCTATAGGGATCCTCTCCTTCGGGAAAGACATACTGGCCACTGGATTCGTTATAGTCCGAAGGCCAGGTAATGGATTGGTACGATTTGCTGAAAAAATCCAGCCACGGCTCGCCATTCGGTGCGCTCGGTTGGCTGAAGTCGAGCCCGACCGCGGGCGCGGTGAAATACTGTCCCGAATCGTCATTATATTCTTCATAGGTCGGCGGTGGCGGATACACCGGCGCCGGCCCTGCGGTAGGCACCGACGTCTCGGCTGGGGGCGCGGCCGTGTACCCCGCGTAGGTGAGGGGAACGGCAGTCACCGCGTCATACAGCGTGCCATCACTGCCCACGATGGGCTCGTAGCCCTCCAGAGTCCCTTGAAATAACACCGGGTCCAGCGTGGGAGGTGGGACCGCTTCTTGAATGGCCTTGAGCGATGCGACTGGGAGCGTCCCTCCACCCTGGATTGCCGCCGGCGTCTGGGGCATAGGGACAGGGGCAGAGGCGGCAACCCCAGCCGCCCCAGGGGTCCCCGCCGTCCCTGATGCTCCCACCGCCACGGTCGTGCCTGGACGGGTGCGCTGGACGTACTCCGCGTACAGCTGTGGCATTGCCAGGGTCAGTTCCGGCGACTGCTCATGCGCCTTGTTATAGACCACCCCGTCCTGGACATACCCCCACCATGTCCCATCGTCGAGATAGACATACCCATAATCCGTCCCCTCGGGGTCATAGTGGTAGTCTTGGAGGTATGGCATTAGAGGATCACCTTTTCTCTGCCGCTCACCCGAATGGTGAGCGCGTTTGCGGTGCCCGCTTGCACGCGGAGCGAGTCCCCGGACTCCAAAACTTGGCCAACGAGATCTAACAACCGCTCGGTACTATTGGCGGCAACAGACCGCGCATCCACCAACCTAGCCGTGGCATCGGCCGCGCCGCCGCTGGGCACCAAAAACACCGTGAGGGTCGCCGCGGTCCCGGTCGTATTGCACACCGTAAAAACCTCCAGAGACGTCCGCTTTTTCGGACTGGTGCCACTGGTCAAGAGTGTCACCACCGCCGTGCTCGTCAATTGCTGGCTCTGCACCAGCGTGAGACTATTCATCGCGTCTGTGGTGTCCTCGCCCAGCAGCGCCTGCAAGAGGCGTTCCCACACCGGGGTAAAATGGCCCGTGCGGATATCCACAGCGGGGGAGCGAAAGCTTGCCGGATGGAGAACCGCCATCGCCCTATCCTACCGTGAGATGCGCATTGAACCATGCCTGTTTGACGGGATCCGTCGTTGACACCTCGTACACGCGGCTCCGGGACGCCCCTAAGCGTGTCCATAACACTCTCGTCCCCCACTGCTGATAGCGCCCCGCCGCTTTTGTCTGCCCGCTGGTAAAGGTATTGCCTCCGTCATCAGACCATTTCAGGGTCATCAGCGGGTCATACCCCGGCTGCCCTGCCGCCACATTGAGCCCGACACCGACTTCCATGTCCAATTGGAAGCGGAGATGTCGCAGGGGTTGGAGGTCGTCCGCAATATAGGGTGCGCGCCGCAGCCGTTGAATGGGGTCACCATTGTCGGTATACGTGTCGAGGTCCAACCCGTAGATGTTCCCATTGGCATAATCCCCAATGAGATGCGTCCGTGAGACTCGGAGATAGGCCGCACCGCGCCAGCGCTCCAGATTCCCCGTGCTGGGGTTCCGGTAGGCCCGCTCATGCCAGAGCCCAATGGTTGGATCGTAACACCACGTGGTCGTGGGGGTCGAGGGGGCCAACGGAAACGTCAGGAGGTAGAACCAGTGCCCCTCCTCGTAATAACCAAAGGCATAGGCATCGGTCAGCGAGTCATACGTGGCCCAGATACGTTCAATAGCCGGCGTGCTGATCCGCCGGAGTCCATAGCCTTCGGTGGTCCAACATGCCGTGTGACCCATCGTGTCATTGCCCAACCAGTAGAGGGCCGTCGGAGACGCCACGACACTATGGGGGGCGAGAATGCCCACAGGAAGTTGTACTGCCGCATTCCGTTGAAAGGGGAAATCTATCGCGCCCGTGTTGCCCCACACTTCGGTACTCCGGTCGCCAAACAACCACACCTCCCCTCGGTGCGTCTGTAAGCTGAAGAGGCGATCCGGCGAACTTTCGGCGCTGGCCACGTCGGCGAGATCAAAGGTCGGCGCATACAACTTACTCAGATACCACTGATTCGTGCTACGTTTCTGGGCGGCAAAATAGCCGTCAATAAAGCCGATACGCGGCACATTGCCAGGGAAATCGACGCCATTGGTCAGCGTCGTGAGGCTCGCCAAGGTGGTGGCGTTTGCCCAGTACCCCTGGTTATCGTCAACAATCAGGACTTCCTCGCCGTTATCGGTGATAGAGAGGGTGCCACTACTGGTGGCCAGGGTCCCGAACGCGGGGTCAGCCGCAACCGCTGTGACGCGCCCATTGCTCAAGGTCGGCACGAGGGGATAGGCAGTATTGCCGCGGACGACGAAGCGTGCCCCGGTCGTCGTTTCATACAGTCCTCCAGGACGAATGCCTCCACTGCCTGGGATAGTGCCAAGCAGTTTGAGCCCAGGCGTGCCATGCAGCACCAGATTGCTCTTCCCCCCCTGGCTCTCATCGGCTTCAGGATAGAGATTGACCGTGCGCTGGGTGTTCGCGCTCACGCTGCGCCCCACATAGGACCCGCCCACAAAACCCGCAAAGACTGGCATCGTTAGCCATCCACGTAAATGTTGTAGCCCCCTGCCCGTCTGGGTAACACGGTATCAAACGTCATCAAAGGCGGCAGCGCACTATTGAGACTCTTCACCCACGCAAGACTCTCCTGGGCCATCTGCAGCGCATCCGGGGACAACACCCCGCCGTCAAATTCGTGGGCACAGCGCCGAGCGAGATTGTAGACGATGGCCTCTTCATACCCTGGAGGGAAGGTGTAGGTCGTGGCCAGCACCAGGGCCTGGGGGAGCGGCCTCCAGAGCCACAGAACCACGTCTTCCACCGTCGTGGGGGTGGGATAGACGATGACGGTCCCCAGCGGAAAGCCGGCGCGATAATAGAGCCAGTTGGCCCAGCTAGCCGTGAGCGTCTTGATCCGTAGTTGCTCATATTCCTCCTGGGTGAGAATGCGCATCGGCACGTCCAAATCCGGGTCGAGGCTTTTCACGCGCAGCGTTGCGGCTTCAATACGCACCGGGCGAGGCGTGCTGGCGCCGTACAGGGGCGTCGTGTCCCATGCACCACCAGGCCCAAGCGTGTACGTGCGGGTATTGGCCACCAGCGCAAAGACTTGCTCGTCAATCTGATAGACGAGAAGCCGTTGCGTCAGCCACAGGTCCAGCATCGCGTTGAGAATGACAATGGCGTCGTTCTCATCCGTCGTGGACAGGGTCTCTCCCGCCGCCGCCACACGGCACAGGCGTAAGGCCCGCGTACACAACGCGCGTGCAGTCGGCATGTCACGCACTCCCTTTCAGCAAGCCCATCGTGACGAGGTCGCTTCGTAGCTGATTCCCCAGCGTTGTCAGACTGAGGACATCGGCGCGGCACGCATTGACGAGCGTCGTCAAGGCGAGGACGTCGTCACGGAGTTGATTCACCCGCCCAACAAGATCATTCGCCTGCCCCTCTGTCGTGTAGCCAAAGGGGCTGCTCTGTGTGGCACCCGTCGTACTGACCGCGGAGCCCACCGTTGCGCTGACGGCCGCGCCCACGGTTGCAGTGACGGCCGCCTGGTTTGCGCCAGCCACGGGGGCGGACTCCCCCGAAAACCCTTGCTGCTGAAACCGCACGCCAGCGTCTCCTCCACGCCCGTTAGGTGCGCAAGCCGCCGAGGGCCTGCGCCACCTGCTCCCGCGTGTCGTCATTCACCAGGCGCACATGGAGGGAGCCACTCCCCTCCACAAAGGCGGTCGTGGACGACCCGGTAATGACAATTGTCTGGGACTCCGTAAAACTGTTGGCACCGGTGATCGCGCTCCCGGCCGTCTTTTTGTTCCGGGTATCGCAGGACGCTGTGGTCAGCGCCACCACCCCGCCGGTCACATTGGTGCCCCCAATCGAGGGCGTCAGGGTACACGCCTTACTCGCCGTGGTGGCCGGCGTATGGGTATAAAAATCCATCGCCAGGATGCGCCCTTTATGCCCGGGATCGAGCGTAAACTGGGCGGTATTGTCCAGTGTGGCCAGGGTGACGGGCAACGTGACGATATACTCGCCCACATTGGCATTGACACTCAGATCAATCGTACTTTTTGCGGGATCAGCCATGAGCGGGGCTCTCCTCTACCCTCGCGTGCGCGGGGTCGCGCGTGGCGAGGCTGGCATCACAGGGGAGGAAGACGGAAGAGGGGACTCCGCTTCCAAATACTCCACCAGGTCTTTTTCGAGTTGGTCCAGGCGGGCGATGACCGCATCGAGCGTCTGTTGTTGCGTGCGCAGCAGCCCTTCCTGGGCCACCACCACGGCCTGCAGGGTGCTCAGT